TCGCCCTCGGTGCGGAACTCCGGGTTGTGCCAGATCACCTCGATAGCCGACAGGTCCCGGTCATCACCTGCGGCCATCAGGTACAGGCGGACGACCTCCTCGATCGCCTCGCCGAACGGCCGCTGCCGCTGCCTGACTTTGCTCACCAGACCGGACTCCGCAGCCTTCAGCGCGTCACCGGAGATGTTGACCATCGCGCCGAGCAGGTACTGCGACGGGGTGCGGGTGCGGGCGGCCATGTCCTTGACGTCCGCCTCGACCGCGTTGAGATACGGGCCGAGGTCGGTGGCGCCGAACTCGCCGACCTTGACGTTCTCGTCCTCGATCACCCACAGCCGGTCCACGGCCGCCTTGAACGGCTCGATCGGCTGCCCCGACTCGTCGACGGGCACCTCATAGCCGGTCATCCACCGCTGCCGGAACGCCGCGAACTCCTGCGCCATCATCCGGTCGATCAGCGTCTTGTTGATGCGATCCTGTATGTCGAGGACGTCCTCGATCTCCGACATGCAGCCGCCCAGCAGATCCGGGCGGTTCTGCATCTCGATCAGCGGCACCACCCCCAGCGGGTTCGGGGCCGGCCAGGCCTCGCCCTCGACCGTCCGCTGCACCCAGCGCGGCTTACCGCCAGTGCCCTGCTGCGGCTTCGGCGCCTCGTACTTGTACAGGGCGTCCGGGAGGTAGACGGTCGCCATCAGGTCGCCCGTCCAGTCGTCCTCCCACACCTTCAGCCCCGCGGCCCGCTCCCGCCGGCTGCCCGGCTTGTAGGCGACGATGGCCTGCGTGCAGTCCTCCGCCGTCACGATCGGCGTCTTCGCATCGTCCGGGTTCGGTGCGACGAGCACGAACGCCCGACCGACCTTCACCGCCTCAGTGATCAGCAGATCGGAGTCGGCGTCCAGGTTGTTGGCCTGCCAGATCCGCCACGCCTCCTGATCGCCCTCACGCTCCTCACCGATGCGCACCCCGTCCACCTGGATACGCTCCGCCGTGGCGTCCACGACGAGGCCGACGTAGTTGGAGCGGGCCTGCCGCAGCAGCCTGCGGAACGCCTCCCGCGCCTTCTCCGCGATGTTCGCCAGCGGATGGTCGCCGCAGTAGTAGCAACGGATCGTCTCCGCGTACTTCCGTCGCTCCTCCAGCTCCTCCCAGAGCTTGTCGAGCCACCACAGCGGCTCGCCCGGCTTCGGCTTCTCAGCGAGGGCCACGAGCACCCCCTCGCATCAGAATCCGACCGCAATCCGGGACTTCGCCTTCGGCCTGCGCAGGTATCCGTCCAGGCCCATCACCGTCGCCGCGATCCCGTCGATCCGGGCCTGCGACTTCTTCCGGTCCGGCTTCGTCGGCCGGTAGTTGTCGTTGCCGTCCGCGATCGTCTCCACGCAGCCGGCCATCCACCGCAGGATCGGATGGCCCCCGTGCTGGAACGCGTTCGTGGCCAGCAGCCGGTCCAATTCCTTGCAGGCCGGCGACAGGCCGAGGAACGTCTGCGAGATCGGCGTCACCTTCACGCCGCGCTTCGTCTCACGGTCCACGTTCTGCACCAACTGGCCTGCGAACATGCGGTCGTAGCCGATCCACTGCACGTCGAAATGCTTGCAGTCCGCCAGCACCTGCTTCTCGATCGTGTCGTAGTCGACCGCATCGCCCTCGGTCAGCTTCAGGAAGCCCTCACGGGCCCACTGCGCGAGCGGCACCTGCAGGTGCCGCTGCAGGTCCTCCAGGCGTTCCGACGGCAGCCAGAACCTGGACACCAGCTCGACCTCCACGCCCGGCTGCTTCGACTCCACCGCCAGCACCCACGCGCTGAGGTCGGACACCGCGGACAGGTCGAGACCGCCCCAGGCCCGGCGCCCCTTCAGCGCCGCCTCGTCGACCATGCCGGCCACCCGGTCCCACGAGCGGACGTCGATCCAGCGGGTGGACGCCTTCTCGCGGACGTTCAGAGACAGCCGCAGGAACGTCGGGAAGTACGACGGCGTGGCCTGCGCCTTGCTCGCCTCACGCCGCAGGTACGCCAGCGTCGGCGACACCCCGAGGCCCGGGTTCGCGCGCCGCCATGTCCGCTCGTCGAACGGGTCGTCGGACTCGTCCGCCGCCCAGATCACGCCGTAATGGCCTGGGTCCTCGACAACGTGCTCCGCGACCTTGCGGGTGTAGGAGTGCTTCTCGTCGTAGATCGAGCCCTCTTGCGCATCATCCGCCGTCGTGATGAACACGATCAGCGGCTGGTCGCGCGCGCCCGTACCCGTCTCGATCGCGTCGATCAGATCCCGAGACTTGTGGACATGAACCTCGTCGATCACCGCGCCGGACACGTTCAGTCCGTGCGCGGTCTCCGCGATCCGCGACAGCGCCCGGAAGACTCCGCCCGTCCGCGGCACCCGGATCACCGAGGTGAGCACCTCGGCGCGGCCCTTCACCGCCTTCGACGTCTGCGCCATCCGCTTCGCGTCATCGAACACACGCTTCGCCTGCTCCAGCGAGCCGGCCGCCGCATACACCTCGGCACCCGTCTCCCGGTCCGCCAGCAGCAGGGTCAAACCGATCCCCGACGACAGCGTCGACTTACCGTTCTTACGCGGCACCTCGATCCAGCACGCTCGCACCACGCGCACCGGCCGCCCGAGCTCCGGGTCATTCCACAACCAGCCGAAGACCGGCAGGATCACCCACAGCTTCTGCCACGGCGCCAGCCGCAGGAACGTCCCACCCCAGCGGCCCTTGGTGTGCTTGAACGACTCCACAGCCTTCAACGCCCGCCGAGCCGCATCCACATCGAACCAAGCGCCCGACTGCTCCGGCATCTGGAACGCCGTCACCAACGGCCGCGACAGCAGCGCGTCAGCGATCTCCTCGTCCGCCATGCCCAGCTCATGCAGCGCCGCGCGCGGAACCGGCAAGCCCTCGTCGACGTCCGCCGCAGAGAGCTGCTCAGTCGAACGGGTCGTCTTCGTCGCCATCGTCGCCACCCTCCGGCGGCGTCAACCGGCCCCGCGCCGACGGGCTCAAGCCGAGCTCCCCGATGTACGCCTTCAACTGGGTCCGGTACTGCGAAGCGATCGTCGTCAGCGGATTCCGGCACGGGCCCCGCTGGCCCATCGTCACCAGACCCTCGATGGACAGCTGCCGCTCGCACCACTCCAGCCGGGCCACGCACACGCAGTAGTCCACGGCCGTCGACCGGTCCACGCCCGTCAAGCCGGCCATCATCTGCAGCACCGGCACGACTCGCGTCCACTCGCGCGAGGCGACCTCACGCCCGAACTCGGCTGCCTCCTGCGCGAGCTTCAGCCGTTGCCAGTGCGCGACCTCGCGGCGGTACTCCTTCAGTTCCTCGTCGTCCGCGCCCCGCGGTGCCCGCGGCTTGGCCGGCAGCCGAATGGCGGGGAAGAACGTGGACCAGTCCGGCTCGACCAGCGCGGCCGGCGGGAGCTTGACGCCCTCGCGGACCGGCCGCTTGCCCGGGTTGCCTTCTCGGACGACCTGCAGCGGGGGCTTCGGCTTGCGGCCAGGCACGGCCATGCAAGATCACCCCCTGATCAGAAGGCTCTGAACTGCGGCGTCACGAATTTCCCTCCCCGGCGGTCCCCTACGCGCGCGCGTGCGGGTGCGCCCCCACCCGTGCGCGCGAGGATCTTGATCAGATGATCATTCGCCACGGATCTTGCGAGTCCGAGCGGCCTTCTTGGCCATCCGAACGCGATCTTGATGAGTCTTTCCCGCGTTCGCGATCTTCGCGGCTCGCGTCTTTCCCATCGTTGGCTTCATAGCCTCGTAGGCCTTCTGCCTGCCGGCCGTGATGCCCCGGACTCGTCCGCCCTTGCCCTTCGGCATGGCGATCATCTCCGCTCTGCGTTCCAGCCTCCGGGCTGGTGCTTGGCTGTCTGGCTGCTGTGGCATGGCTTGCACAGGCCGCGGCCATACTGCGGATCGTCAGCGTCCAGGCCTGCTGCCTCTAGCTGTTGGCGTGAGCGTGGCCAGTGGTCTGCCTCTGTAGCTGGTGCCCTGCGGCATACGACGCACACGGGCTGGGCGTCCAGCACACCGCGCCTGAACCGGTCCTCGTGCCGCTTGCCGTAGCCACGCTGCCGTGCACCACCACGGACACGGTTGTCTCTGCCATGTATCGGGCAGGGCTTGGCCTGGTCACAACCAGGTTTGCTGCATGGAGGCTTTAGCCGTGAGGGCATCGTTACCTCCTGTCGTGCACTAGCCTGCCGTCTCCGGGAACCAGGGGGGTTCCAGAAGCGAGGGGGCCTGAAATGGCGGGTGGGTGTCGTGACTGCACTACGTGTACGAAGCCGGGACTGGCGCGCATGATGCAGAACTGGGGCGCCGGCTTCCTGCACCTGTGCACCGCAGGGATCAGCTGGGCCTGCAAGCGGGGGTTCGCCAAGCACTGTCCGCAGTGCAAGCACCTGCTGTCCAACCACCAGCGCCGTCAGGACGGTTCGTTCCGCGACTAGACGCGGACGGCCTGGATGGTGAGCTCCGCGTTGTCTACGTTGATGGCGAGCGTCGAGCCGTAGTCGGTGGCCGGGAATGGGCCGAACACCTGCGTCTCCCCGGCTGCGAGGGTCTCGCTGCGGGTGGGCGCGACGAGACCGTCGACGGAGCGAACGGTCGCGAAGGTGATGGTGCGCGAGGTCGACGCGGCGTTGGTGTTCTTCACGATCAGGATGGTGCGGCCGTCGTTGGCGATCGAGTTGCCGTTGGTCGCATCACCCGCTGTGGCTGCGGGCAGCGTCGTGCCGGAGCGCGACGCCTGAATGGCGGTCAGGGACGTGCGGGGCATGGCTGCTCCTTATGCGGATTCGACGATCCACCACGCGATGAGCGAGGTGTCTCCGGCTACAGACTTCACCTGGAACGAAGTGCCGACCGTCTTTGCCGACACGTAAGGGGCGCCGGGGGTTCCGGCCGGCGTGACGAACCCCAAGAAGATGCGGCTGGTCGACGTGACCGCTGTGGTGCTGACCGTGACCGCGGTGGTCCCGTTCAGTGTCACCGTGCCCATCTTCGCGTTCGTGCCCTCTTTGACCCGCACGGTCTTGCCGGCTAGGCCGATGACGATGTCGCTGTCCGGGGTGCCGATCTGGGCTGTGCCTTGCCGTCCCCATGTGGTGTCGCGGGCTGAAGTGCCGATGCCGAACTGCTGAGTGCCGTCACCCAGGAGTCGGAACCGGTCGTTGACGTCGGAGCCCTGGACGTTGAACGCGATGGTGTTGTTACCGGAGGCGTTGGGCCTGAGGGACAGTCGCTGTCCGGCGGCGAACTGCATGTCGTAGTTGCCGCGCATCTCGACGTTCGTGCCGTCGACGCGTGTGGCCAACTGGGGGGCGATGCCGGGATACCAGGTGGTGGAGCTGGAGCCGGACCCGGTGAAGTTGGCGTTGAGGACGCGGACCACGGCGCTGGCGATGTTGATGATGCCCTGGACGCCAGCCGTGCCGGTGGCGACGACGGAGGAGCCGAAACGGCAGTCCGTGACGAAGCCCTCGGCGCTGCCGCTCCAGTTGATGTCGTAGTTGGTGCCGGTGGCCCCGGCGCCGCCTTGGGAGATCAGGCACTCGTCAAAGTAGATGCCGTAGCCGCTGCTCGTCACGGAGACGTTGTGCGTCTGGTTGTTCAAGATCCGCATGTTGCGGACGCGGACCTGGTTGGAGGCGCCCGCGATCAGGATGCCGATGAGACCCTGCTGAATGACGCCGCCAGCGAGCTGCACATTCTGCGGGTCACCGTTGACGCCGGACTCGATCAGAACGTTGGCCGTGCCGGTCTGCGGGCCGAGCGCATCCAGGTTCTGCACGAAGATCGCCGCGCAGGTACCGATGACGTGGAACGCCGCGCCGGTGCCGCCTTGGGTGGCCTGCATCCACGGCATGACGTTCTGGCAGAGGACGTCCCAGGAGTCCTCGATGCGGATGCCGTCCAGGTTGGCGTTCGCCCCGGAGTTGACGCCCAGGAAGCGGGTGAAGACGTTGGACAGCTGGACGTTGGCTGCGGTCGCGGCCGGGTCGGACTTGATGTGGATGCCGCCGGCACAGGACTGCAGCTTGACCATGTTGATCTGCGTGCCGTGCAGCGTGGTGGCCGCGGTACCGAACAGCCTGAGCGCGTAGCCGTTGATCCACTGGAACGTGGTGTTGAAGACCCGGAACTCCTGCACGCCCGTGGCCGTGATGCCGTGAGCTGCGGGGTTGGAGGTGGTCGTCGTGGAGGCGCCACGGATCTGCAGGCCCTGAATCATGCAGTCGTCGGAGCCGACCGTGATCGCGCTGGAGCCGGTGAACGAGGCTCCGATCCGGATCGACGTCGCCCCGTGCCCGGCGCCCTGAAGGGTGATCGGCGCGCCCAGGTTGAGCGGGCTGGAGCCGTTCAGCAGGAACTGGCCGGGCGGCAGGTAGACGGTGCCGCCCTGTGTGCCGAGCGCGTTGATGGCGGCCTGGATGGCCGCCGCGGCGTCGACCGTTCCGGTGGAGTCGGCGCCGTAGGGCGCCTTGGTGACGTTGACCCAGTCGACGGTGATCCGGCTGTCCGTGTAGGCGCGGTCGCCGTGCGGGTCGACGGCCGCAACGTGGGCGGCCACCTTCGCCGTCGCATCGTCGGCCGCGGCGCTGATCGCAGCCGTCTGGGCTGCGCCTGCCGCGCCGGCCGGGTCGGCGCCGACGTCGGCCGCGCCGAGAACGACGCCGCCGGTCTTGCCGTTCACAGAGGAGACGAGCCCCGCGGCGACCTCGATGACGGTGGCGGGCTCGCCACCGGAGACGTCGATCGCGTCGGGCTCGGTCTCGCCAGTGACCTCGATCCTCACCGGGTCACCTCCAGCGACATGACGACCTTGCCCTGCAGGATGCGGACGACGGTGGTGCCCATGCTCATCTCCAGGTCCCACACGCCGTTACGGGTGAGGGTCTCGGTGACGGTGGCAGGGATCGCCAGACGCACGGCCGCACCCGTGACCAGCAGGTAGGGCGTGAGGTCGAGGAGCAGCTCGCCCGAGTCGGCGGGCGCGGACCGGATCTGCGCGCGGGCCGACCAGCCATCCCACACGAAACCGGGATCGGTCACCGTGTACGTCTGCACGAACGTGCTGCCCTGCTCGATGACCAGGTCAAGCGTTCCTGCCGCCAAGCCAGCCACCTCCGGGATGCCCTCGCTGGCCGCATCGGCGGTCAGGGTCGAGTCTGCGGACAGGGGGGCCGCGGCATGCACGGCGATCACCGGGGTCGCGCCGAGGCTGCTGTCCGCGGTGAGGCTGGCGGTCGCCTCGACGGTGGCTGTGGGGGTCGCGCCGAGGCTGCTGTCGGCGGTGAGTGCAGCATCCCCGGTGACGACACCGCCGTTGGACAGCGTGTTGAACAGGTCGTAGGTGGCTTCGTCGTTGGTGCCGGCGTCGCGGTGGGCGCTCATGTCGAGTGCGCACTGGTCGATGGCCGTGGCGATCCAGGCCGGGCTGGCGAGGGTGCGTCGGTTGGTCCACGTGCTGCCGTCGGGCGACGTGTCCCAGTAGACGTTGGTGCCGTCCTCACGCAACCGCAGGAATGCGTGGGAGACCGGGTCGTAGGTGATCTCGACCGCGCTGGCGTCGAAGTAGCCGACGTCGTTCTGCATCCGCAGCGTAGTACCGAGCTTGATCGTGAACCCGATGCGGGTGCCATCGGTGCCCGAGTTGACGAGGAGACCGCAGTAGGCCTCCGTAGCGCCGACACCGGACGGCACGGAGGCGACCTTCACGAAGAACGAGGCGCCGGCCAGCGTCCAGCTGTAGGCGGTCTGGTATCCGGCGAACCCGGTCGTGCATGGCACGTGCGCGAGACCGCCGGACTCGGTGACGCCCCCGTAGGAGTTGCCCCAGTCGGGCGCGATCGTCCCGTCGTTGAAGTTGTCGACCAGCGTGGAGAGGCTCGGCACGGACGCCTCCTCAGCTCAGCGACAGCGACAGCGCCCCGGCCACCAGCTTGAAGTCGTCCCCGGCATTCACGGTCCGGGAGGCGGTGAGCGCGCCGTACCAGAGCCGCACTGGTGTGCCAGCGCTGTCCCAGATCTCGACACCGGTCACGGTCGCCGACGGCATGTTGGTGAACACCAGGTCGGCCGAATTGCTCGTGGCCCCGTTGACCGCGGCGGCCACCGTCAGCGTCTGCCGCGCGTAGCCGCCGCCTGCCACCTCCGTGCCCGCAGCAGTGTCCGAGCCGTTCGCCGTCACGAGCGCGACCTTCAGCGGTGTCGTCGGCGCCGTCGACGTCAGCCCGTTGATCCAGTCCAGCGCCCGGTTCTCCGCCGTGTTCGTCAGGTTGTCGGCCACGAGGCCTCCTCTCAGGACGGCTCAGGGCCGACGTTTTCCAGGCGTAGACGCCACGGGTAGACGGTGTGGGCGTAGACGGTGCCAGCCGCGGTGCCTTGGTGGGCGAGCGCGATCGTGATCATGCCGTTGTTGATGTGACCAGCTCCGACGGTGACCATGTCGCCCGTCGACATCCGCGAGAAGGACGTGCTGGGGTACATCGTGGGATTGCCCTCGCTGAGCGGGCTTCCTGTGCCCGATGCCGCATACAGGGCGATCGACCCGTCGGAAGCCAGGAGCGCCCAATCCAGGTAGTGGGCGCCTGTGTACATGAAGTTGCCGTACAGCTTGATCCGGTCACCGGCGACTGCGGCGATCGAGCACTGCAGCGGCGTCCCCGCGGACGTCTGCACGACCGTCCAGCTGGCCGCGGAGGGCAGGCCGGACAGGTTGTCATCGGTGATGCGTGCTGTGACCGTCTTGATCGGGGAGCCGGGACCCGGAGGTCCGGGATCACCCTGAGGACCCTGGGGTCCTGTCGCACCGGCCGGGCCTTGTGGACCTTGCGCACCGTCGGCTCCCGCCGGGCCGGCAGGGCCTTGAGCGCCGGTATCGCCCTTGGGGCCCTGAGTGCCCGTCGGCCCGGCGGGACCTTGCGGACCTGCGGGGCCGACGAGCGAGGCCAGCCACTGGGTGACCGTGCCGGTGAACCCCTGCTCGACGGCGACTTCGTAGGCGCTCTTGCCTGGTGTGCCAGCGGTGCCACCGCCGGGCGCCTGCGCAGGTACGAGGTCGTCGAGGTGGATCGTGGATCCGTCGGCGCCGTGGATGTCGCACCAGAACGCGATCCGCTGGGCGCGGGACGGCTGGACGTCGATGTACCACTTCCAGCCGGGCGGCAGGATGCCGGCCGCATCGTTCGGGATCAGCTGCACCGTGAAGGTGCCGTCGACGATGTCGGCTCTCCCGCCGCCGGGGTAGACGGCGTGCCGGGCCTCGTCGGTGAGGACAGCGGACGGGGTGGCAACGACTTGGCCGCCGTAGCCGGTGCCGGCGACCGCGGACGGCAGCGTGCCGGTAAGGGTGACAACGGGAGTACCTGCCGGGAACGCCATCGCCGCCTCCCAGAGTTGCGAGTCCCGCCGCCCGTGGCGGGGGCACGACGGACGGCGGGACGATCAGGCGGCGCGGGCTCCGGCAGGCAACGGCGGCGCGGTGCCGGGTTCAAGGAGTTCGCGCGTGTACTCATCACGCCGGGCCTTGGGCAGGTCGAACACGTTGTAGCTGGCGGACTTGCCGCGCCCGGTCTTGCTGATGCGGCCTTCGGATGCCCAGCGCCAGATGGTGCCGACGGGAACGCCCGCGTAGTAGGCGGCGTCGGATGCGGAGACGTAGCCGGGAGGCATTGCTCACCTCCCCGGGAATGGCGAGAGCCCCACCAGTGTGGTGGGGCTCAAAGCGCACGAAGGCTAGTTGAGCAGATCATGGCTTCGGTGGTGCCAGAGTGTCAAGTGGTGGTTGAGGGTTCGCGTGTCACTGCTGGTTGGTGTTCTTGACCCACAAGCCGCGGTTCTCGGTCCGCTGCTCGCGCTGGTCCTGGTAGACGGGCCCTTCGTAGTGGTGGTGGTGCTCCGGAGGCACCACATCCTTGGCGCGGCGCAGGAGCCGGGCGACGGCGAGCACGAGCGCGACGGGTGCGGCTCCAGCAATGGCGAGCTGGGCAGGGTCGACGGTGCCGAGGACGTGGACGACGAGGGCGGTCATGCCGCCGATGGGCAGGGATGCGACGCCCGCAGAGAGCATGCGGACGGCATCGTCGACGGCCTTGGAGCTCATGGGCGGAATGCCGGGCTGCGGCACAGGCGGCGCGGTGCCGATCGTGGAGCGGCTGGGCAGGCTGTCGTTGCGGTACGAGGTGGGCGTGTAGGCCTCGGCGATGAGGCGGTGGGCTTCCTTGGTGGCGGCCTCCTCACTCATCGGGATGGTCGGCTCGGGCATGTCGGTCTCCTTGTCGGTTTGTGTGGGTTTCGGGTCGTCCGCCGGGTCGTCCGGGGGCGGG